GGTTCTTTGAACGGCGAAGCGGGTCAATCTCTCAAGATTAATATAGATCCATCTAGCTCAGAGTTCATGCGAGGCATGGATTTTAACACAGGTGACGGTATCGGGGGTATAACTAAAATCCTGATGGCGGCATACAGTTGGAAAATAAAAGATGTAGCCGAACATTTTGGTACATGGTTGGAAAAACCACAGACAGAACCACCCATGAACCCAATAAATCCTGCGCTTGCCCAGCCGCAGCAGGAACCACAACCTGAACAAATTAAACAAAAGCGGGTAATAGATTACTCAACGCCATATGATAGTGAGTATTTGTACCTGTCAGAAGACGGTGAAATCATTGTTGCTGTCAGAAAATACATCGAACGGGATCAAACCGGAGAAATTGTTCGGGATAATGACGGCAGCGCAAAGAAAGAGTTTCGTCAGTTTCCTAGATTACCAGAAACAAGGCCGCTATATAACCTGCCGCAGATCAAAGAAGCGGATCGGGTCATATGGGTAGAGGGCGAGAAGTGTGCTGATGCGCTCATTAATCTTGGTCATACAGCAACTTGTACTATCGGGGGCGCAGGGATGCTATCTCAGCGCACAAAAGATAAGTTCGATTTCTCTCCATTGCACGGCAAAGAGCTTATTATATGGCCTGATAATGATGAAGCAGGGCAGAAACTAGCTAGGATAATACAAGAACTCGGGGTCAACGCAGGTGCGAAGTCAGTCACAATGCTTACTCCACCACAGGGTAAACCAAAGAAATGGGACGCTGCTGATGCGATTGAAGAGGCATTTGATATATCTAAGTTTCTCAACGCACCAAACCACAAAGTAAAAAAGGCGCTATCTCTCAAGAATAGAAACCTGTTGATCAGTGAACAATTCGTTGGTGCGCCACCCGAACAAAAATTTCTAATCGGGGACACTATACCACTCGGGGTTCCATGTGTATTCGCGGCTGCTGGAGATAGCGGTAAGGGTATGATGACATTGGATCTGGCTATGAAGGTAGCTTCGGGGCAAGCCATGCAAAGTTCCTTCGGGGGTTTAGTTTCACATCACGGGTCAGCCATTATATTATCAGCGGAAGATGATAGAGATGAGTTACATCGCCGGGTCAGCAGGCTGGATAAGTCAAACAATCGTTCGGGTTATGAGCATGATCTGCTGGTTGTGCCGCTGCCGAATGAAGGCGGAGTGTTTCCAATTATGATGAAAGCAGACAATACTTACGTCACATCACCAGAGTTTGAGAAGATCTACGAAGAAATGCTTGAGATCGAGGATCTGGCTTTGGTTGTTATTGATCCTATGGCTTCATTTGTACACGCAGACGTAAATGCAGACCCTGCTGCTGGAGCTGCGTTCATGGGTTTGTTAGCTCAGATGGCTACAGAAACAGGGGCTACAGTCATGGTTAACCACCATATGGCTAAGATTAGAGACAAAGATCCTGTTACAACGCCAGAAGAGGCTCGTAACCTTATTCGGGGTACATCAGCTATTGTTGATGGGGTCAGGTCAGCTTTCGCTGTTTGGCAAGTAGATGAAGGCGTGGCTCGAACAAGATGCAAAAACCTCGGGGTCACTTATACAAGAAACGCTGTATTTGATGGTGCAGTCGTAAAATCAAACGGTGTTGCTAATCGGGATATTAGACATTTTATTCGTAACCCGAACAATGGACTGCTGGAAGATCGAAGCGAAGATGTCAGAAATATTATTGGTTCTGAAATTGTTCGTAATAGATTGGAATATGTTTTCAACTTCATAGATACACAAGAACGAGCAGGTATTTATATGACGCATGATGGACAAGATAGTATCTTTGATACTATTGCCGCAACACCAGACACAAATACAAACGCTGCAAACTTGAGAGATGATGGCAGAACTACAATTAAAAACGCTGTTAAAGATTTGTTGCAGGCAGGTAGAATTGGTAAATATAAAAGAACAAATCAAGGTTCAAGAAGATTTCTCGGGGTTGTGGGCGGTGATTTGTATCATCAGGAGCAAGCAATCATAAATGGAGGTGAATAATGAAAGCGAAAGCAAAAGGTAAAGTGTACGATAGCGAAGAAGATCGAATAAGATACGAAGATCTATATAGTCAAAACTGGTGCGTTCAAAACAGGTTGGACGTATCAGAAAAGCCTCACCTTCGGGGTCAAATTAAAGTTAAAATTTGGTCAGAAAAAAAAGAAAATAAAAAAGAAAATTTACCTCCTCTTTCATCTAAAAATGCAAAAATGATTAATAGTTTTTTAAATAGAAAAATGGAAATACCAAAAATTGCAGAATTTATGTTTTCAACCGAAACATTTGTTCGGAATATTATAAAAAAATATAAGCTGCCGAGATAATTAATTAGGCCGAACTTGCGGCCTAACTAATTTTGACACTTTATTTGTAGTGTAGCATCCCATCGAAATGTCATTGCCATACAAGTCAAACAAATAGTCGTACATAAAATCTGCACTTCTGTTTTCCATAGCTCTCGAACAATGCTTCTCGCTCTCGAACCATACGGCTGTTTCAATGTCATGCCCATGCAAGGTATATGCAATAATCAATGCCGTAAAGTATTCGATCATTTGTTTTTCCACACATCGTTGATTAAGATCTTGTCCTTGTCTCCACCGAACTCAATTATGAACTCGCTCTTAGCCATTTGACTAGCCTTTGCAGAACTCTCGGCTTTGATCGGATAAGTCTTCTTAACAACGCCCTCTATCTCAACAAAGAACTCTCGCTTCTCAGGATAGTGATCAGGCTTCGGGTACACATGAACCGTGTGAAACTTATCATCGTCATTTAGTCCCATTGTGCCTCTCCTTTTAAAACTACAACGTCCCCAACGATAGGTTGCATACATAGCTTTGATGCCTCCACATTGAGGGGCAAGTCTTTCAAAAGTCCCTCTTCGTTAACGAGAACTTGTAGTTCGGGTCTATGTGGCAAGTGAACCATTTCGACTAAACCACCGACAAGTGCTTGAGCATCTTTCAAGCTTGGCTTGTCTTTCTTATTTTCGAATGTTGTTATCATCTTCAATACCTAACTCTCTCATCCAGTTTTGCAGGGTTTGATAATTTTTCAACCCTAATAATTTAGAAGCAGAACTCACGTTCTTTGACTTTTCCAAGGCTCTACGAATGTATTTGTCCTTGGTTGTTCTAACAGCCCTAAGAACATCGAAGTCCTCTGTTGCTAATAGATCAAGGTACGCAGGGTTATCCCTGCGCCATTGCTCGTTAAAACTAAGATCATTTTTGATATCGTCTTTGAATTTATTTAAATCAGTCTCAGTTTTGATGTCACTAAGCCTTTCAAGTGTGTAGTGCATACACATAGTATCGTTTTCAATAGCCATTACGCCACCTTTCCTAGTTTGATTTTTGGGGCATGATACCCCTTCTTAATTCCAAATGCAGGATGCCCTGCCCAATATCCATGTATCCATTTGTATGGCTTGCCATTTTTGTACATCACATTTTTATGATGCGGTTCGGCTTTTTTCGGGTGGCCTCTGTTATAATGGAGTGGCAAACGCCATCCACCACGCTCACCTTCTTTAACTTCAACCGTGTCCTCATCTACGTTCCATGATATTTTATGCCATACCTCCAAAGGAATATGTTGTTCACGCTTCATTTGTTTTCTTTGCGCTCTAGTCCCTGCGGCTTGAGTTACGATAAACTTCGGGTTGTTAATTAACTCGAAACAACCTGCTATCGCTAAGATTGTATTTGAAACAAATACTTTCTTTCTTTCGTCCCAAGAATTAGGATCATCGTTGCCATCAAAGAAAATACCTTTGTCGGGGTGATACGCACCAATAACTATCGGTGGAGAAAATGGAGCAACTGCTTTAACTGAAGTCATCCCATCTTCAAAGTATTCAGTTAAAAAACCAAGGTTTTGAATACTTTGTTCATCTAAATATCTTTCAACTTGGGCTACACGAACATAACACAATCTTGATGGTGGTCTGGTAAATTTACTGAACCGCATTTCGCCAAACAAAATATCATCGTATTGATCACCCCAGTCTGTCAAAATTTCATTGAACTCTTCTCCCATGTGATACAAATCACAATGTTTGATATGCTCAATAGCATCCCGAACAGCCATTTTTTCTTCAAATGGAACTTTATCATCTTCGTCATCGTCAACAATAGATCTGTAAACTTTTAAAGTGTCATCAATCGTTTCAATGAACCCAATACGATTGCCAATTTCTGACATATGTTTAGGTAATATTTTCTTTAGCATATCTTTTTCTTCTTCTTTATTCATTACCATTTCTCCCCAAATACTTTCTGAAACGCATCGTCCAGAACTTTGTTAATCTCAGCCATAGCTTGAGGCTCAATGAACTTAACCTCGCCACCGCACTCGCAAAGGTCGGGGGCGAAATCATCCACCCCCCACTCTTTGTTGCATTTGTTGCAAATCCACATACTACCAACTCGCCTGATAATATACTGAACGATCTTTACCGTTCTCCATCCAGAAAGCGGCTTTCTCGAACTTCTGTGCATGATCCCATGCGTGTTGTGTCCTTTGCTCTTGCCACCACTCAGCGTCCCCGAAGAAAGCGCCATGAGAGTTATCGTTAGAGGGTAGCTTGTCATGCCGTAAAGCATTGGCAATCTTGCGAAGTTGCTCGGGGATCAAATCAATCCTACTACAGATATCATGCCCACTCGCATACTCTCTTACAATATATTTGTGCAACGGTGCGAACTTGCGCCACTGTCCCATATCAAGAACATATTCAGTAATCTCAAAGCCATCTATTTCTGGTCTTTGAACTCTCAAGCTACCGCCTTCGGGTGCTTGTTGCGAATGATCATACGGACTGACGTATTGCTCACCGCGTAGATACATACTTAATCCCATGTTTTACCTCCAAATAACTAAACATACCATAACATATAAAATAGTTTATATGTCGGGTCAAGCGAAAAAATAAATTTTTTTATAAAAAAACCCCCGATACAAAAACAGAAATAAAAGCATCGGGGGTATAGTTTAGTATTTTGAGGCAGTAGGAAACAAGCGGTTAACCTACTGTGTGAAAATAAATAGCATGGGAACCTATGGGATGCAAGAAAAAATTGCAATGTGTATAAAATTAAGTTACAAATAATTTATACGATTACCCCCCGTAATTGTTGAACTATTCGGGGCGCGGCTTTTTTTCCTTTTTTGCAAATTAAATCCACCGCGTCCCAACTTTTTTATTTAACCCGATAAATTGTTCGGCTTATCCGCTGGGCAAAAAAAATCCCCACATTTCTGCGGGGATCAATTTGTTCGGTTTATGTTGTTTAGATCCATTGAAAGTGAATTCCCAAGATCCAAACGATAACCATCAATATAGCAATAACAGCAATCCAACGATCTTCAAAGTCAGCATCCATTTGTTCCAAAAGCCGAATAAGTTTATTCATCTTCTTCCTCCAATCCAAAGAACCTTAAAAGAACCTCATCGTTATCTTGTTCAAATGAAGTCAGGCGCTCACAATCAACATCTTTATCGTTGCTGTCAGCAAGCGCCTTGTGAACCAGTTTGATTAACTCATCCTTTGTTAGCATGATCAACCTCACTGTAACGCTCAATGCAATTCTCCATAAGGTCAGCCATCTGCGATATTTGTTGCCAAATCTCTTCAGCATCATAGTGTTCAAGCGGCTCCCACGCATTTTCTTTTACAAACGTGTCAGCCTTCTTGCTGTTCCATGTGTGCCAATCTTCAGGCAAATACTCAGTTAAGTAATTACCCGAAGCCATCCGCATCAGGTAATTATAAGATACTTTTTCTTTCTTAGCCATTATGCTGTCTCTCCTAATCCAACAATGTCAGCATCGCGTAATGCCGCTCTCAAGTTATAGTCATCAAGGCCGAAGTATTTGTAGCCTTGTTCGATCATGTGATAGTAACCACCAGACGGTGCGCTTAATTGATTTTTGTTACCGTTCATGTCGTAGATTATCCACTCGCCATTGATCTTCCTACGATCATAAAGATCTGGATAACCTTCCAAATTGTCCAACGATCTCAAGCAGTCCTCTGTGATTTCCCACAAGACAACTGGCAAGATAGCATCGACATCATGTCGAAAGTCAGCAACCCTGCGAAAGATCAAACGGTGATTAGGTAAGTAAAACCCACCCATAGGCTTGGCCTTGGGGCAACGAACTTCCATTGCCTCTTTATTGGTATTCATACCATACGCCATATAATACATTTATAGTTTCCTTTCTTTACTAGATAAATCCTTTTATCATTTATGGGATGTATTGTCAAACACAAAATAAAAGAGGGGGCAGGCTCGCCCCCTCAGTATGCAATCACAGCCAAGGAGTTACGCCAATATTAAAGCCGCTTGCACTGCCACGGTTAGAGATACATTATAATGCGCCTCCCTAATACCAAAAGAGGCTTGGCGATCTCAGCACTCATGGCTTACTATGTTTGTTTAGGGACGGGGGGGCTTCAACGGTGCTGAACTCGCTTACGGATGCCATGCACAGCATTGCCGCCTCACTCAAACGTTACGCTTTCGCGCCCTACAACCCTTATTCCCCATCTTTAACGTGTCCTAAACCACGGGCTACTGCCATCGGCTGTTTATTTACGTTGCTACACGCTTCTCATCATCGGTGTACGCCCACCGACTAGGGGGAAAGCTAATCCCCCTCGTCCTTTTATATCTCTCCTCTAAATGATTGTGCAGAACCGTTTGGTTTTGCCGCTCTGTTATCAGTATCAACACGGCGTTCGCCCCAACCAAAAGGAACATGAGCATCCTCTGGTAAAACAATCAAATGATATTGATTAGCCGCATTGACCATCCTGCTCTCAGCAGGAAAAATTTGAATAGCATCGCACTCCACACCCACTAAACGGTTTTTAATCGTCTGCATATCTTGCCAGTTATTGACAGGACGCTTGTCCCTACGCTTGATTGATAACCAAGTGCATTTACCTTTTAACTCGGGAACGTGAACTAAACTGTCAGCATCCTCTTTTCGGTAAACAGCAACTTGATAAATGTCATTGACATAAATCTCTGCATAGATGTCTCTTCGCAATCCCATCTTGGCTTGCTCAATTGTCATGTGCGGAAAAGATTTAACAATCTTCTCAGCTTCTTTATACAACTGATCCTCTGATCTATGTGATACGCTCGTTCTTACGAGCGCACCGCCTTTCGGGTTAACTTGATCCATCTTTAACCTCCCGAATGTTTTCTACCGTCCAATCGTGACCGTTATCAGTTTGCTCCCAATCGGCCTCGTCACCGTTACGGGCTATAGTCCACGCTTCATCTTGGCTATCGGCCTCAATAACAGCGGTATATCCCACATCCATTGTGGCAGTTACTTTATATTTTGGCATTTTATTCTCCTCAAAATAATATGTGGCGCTTTGTATGTCCCCATTGATAAGTGCGCCACAACTCACCAATCAAGTACCCCAGAATGTCTATTCAAGTGTCTGGTCACTTATACCGCTTCTATATGGATTTTTTCCATAGGTCAACATAAAAAATAATTTTTTTTACGTCAACATTTTTTACGTCAAAGTTGACGTAGTTGACGTTGACGTAACTTATTCAATAAAATCAATGACTTAGACCAATCGCGTCAACTACGTCAAAAAGTCGAGTTGACGTGAATAAGTCAATAAAATCAATGGGTTAATTTACGTCAACTACGTCACCCCCCTTATAGGGGGGGATATACATCATCCCCCCTTGACGTAATGGGTCGTCAGTCGATCCTGATGTTGTGGGATATTATGACAACCGTAGCACTTGACCATCGTAGCGTTTTTAGTAGTATGGGGTCGGGTCATAAGTCGCAAAATTGTTCGGGTAGGAGCTGGTATGCCAAAGGTAGGAATAAAAGAAGATAAGGTACACGGGAATAGAAGGCTCAATCCAAAGCAGCAGAAGTTTCTAGAAAATTATCTTCACGGGGATATGACACAAACCGCAGCAGCAAGAGAAGCAGGGTATTCGAACGCTAACGTCAGGGCTGTAC